GAGTCTGTGGATACAGCAACCCAAAAACTCAGCAAGCACAAAGAAAGGAGGCGAAAACGGCGTGAAAGAGCCTAAAAAGTATTTCCAGCTCACGCAGAATGATGACGTTGCAGATCTTTACATCTTCGGAGACATCGAGAAGTGGGCGTATGAGCCTGCGGGCGAACAGTCCGGTGTGACCATCATCAAACAGCTGAAAGAACTGACGGCAAAGACCATCAACGTGCACATCAATAGTTACGGCGGTGATGTTTCAGAAGGGCTTGCGATCTACAACGTACTGCGTGAGCATCCCGCCAGAGTCACCACGATCTGTGACGGATTCGCATGCAGTGCTGCATCCGTGGTATTCATGGCCGGGGATGAGCGCATCATGTCACCTGCATCCCTGCTGATGATCCACAATGCCTGGACGATCGCCATGGGTAATGCTTCCGAGCTCCGGAAGACAGCGGATGACATTGAGGTCATCACGCAGGCGTCCGTTGAGGCCTATAAACAGGTCGCCACGATCTCCGAGGAAGAGATCAAGGCGCTCATGGACGCGGAGACATGGATCCTGCCGGCAGATGCAGTGGCTTATGGATTCGCGACCGGCATTGATGACGAGGAAGATGATGGAGAACCGAAGCAGAGCGCATTTCTGAGCATCATGCAGAAGCTGACCGCACCCATGGCAACGGTGGCAGAGTTTAACTTTGACGTTGATGCAATTGCGGAAGCGGTTGCGGCAAAGCTGGATGCAAAGAGACGGACAGGATTCATCATCACACCCGATTCAGTCACCATTGACCCGAATATGATTGTTTCCGGGTCCATCACAAATACACCCGCAGAACAGCCGACCGGTTGGGATGCATATTTCAAAACAAAGGAGAAATGATCATGAGAATTGACAAAATCAATCTTACAGAAGATATGAAAAATGAAATCGCCCAGAAGCTGAACAGCGCAGAAGACAAGGGGCAGGCCATTACAGAGGCAATGGAGATGATCATCGCAGAGTCCCAGAAGGGCCTCATTGACCAGATCGTCGCAGAGTCCCGGCGCGCAGAGAGAGATGCCGAGTATAAGAAGAGCCTCGGCCTCCGCAGCCTGTCTGAAAATGAAAAGAAATTCTTCGAGAAGCTGCAGATGGGCGCAAAGATGGCCCTGACTGCTGATCAGATCGACATCATCCCTATCGAGACCGTCGACAGAACCCTGGACGATGTCCGCACTGAGTATCCCATCACAGAACTCATCAACTTCGCACCTGCCAATGTCAAGCACTGGCTGACCGCTTCCAAGACCGGTTCCTCCGCATGGGGCGCCCTGACTGCTGCTATCGGCAATGACGCAGAACTGTCCGCAACCATCTCCGGTCTCAACATCGAGGTCAACAAGCTCTACGCATGGTGTGTCATTCCCAAGGCGATCCGCGACCTTGAGATCGGATATGTCGAGAAATACTTCCGCGCGATCCTGAAAGAAGCCATGTATGATGGCATTGCGGCAGGTTATCTCGATGGCGATGGTAAGACCGCTCCTATCGGTGTCCTGCGTCAGATCGGCACCGTCAGCCAGGACGGCACCCACACTGCAAAGACTGTGGCGCAGACCCTGACCGGCTTCTCTCCCAAGCAGATGGCTCCTGTGCTCACTACACTGTCCAAGAATGGCAAGCGTCCTGTTATGGGCCTGTATCTGATCGCCAATCCCACCGACGTCTTCCAGTACGTCAATCCGGCGCTGTACGGTGACAGCATCTCCAATGGATATGTCAGCAAGGCGTTCATGCCGATCACTGTTATCCAGGAGCCTAATATCGCAGCCGGCAAGGCAGTCATCACGATGAAGGGATATTACACCATGGGCTTCTCCGGCATGAAGGTCGAGGAGTACAGGGAGACAAAGGCAATGGACGATGCAGATCTCTTCATCGCCAAGACTTACGGCAACGGCCGCGCAGTCGATGATAATGCAGCATATGTTTTCAATCCTACCAAGCTGAAAGAATACATCCCTACAGTCCTGTCCAAGACTGAGGAATGATCGACTGAAACGGAGGGCGGAAAATGAGTGAAGAACTTATCGCCGCGATTGTCGGCGAAATCAGGGAGGACTATCAGATACCGCCCTATACCGACGACAACGTGATCGCGCGGTCCTTGCTTAAATGCTCCGCGCGTCTTGAGAGCCTGCGCCCCGGCGCAGACTTCGAGAATGATATGGTAGGGCGCGGACATCTGAAAGAGTATGTTTACTATGACATGGTCCACCGTGGCGAGGAATTTCTGCAGAACTACGGTCCGGACATCCGCGCATGGCAGTTATCTGAGGAGGTGGCAGCGGAATGAGATTGCGCAAAACTGCCGCCCTCCCCGAGTACACGGACGGATGCTTTACGCTTTATGACATCGTGGATGATGCAGGCGAGCGGAAGATCCGTCCGCGCCGTATCGGGCAGATCTGGTATCGGGACATCGGCGTCTATGACCGCACAAGGGTGACTTTCGAACAGGCCGACATGGAAGTGACCATGAAAGTCAGAATCCCAAAATGGAGCGGGATCAGTTCCAGCTGTGTATGCATGATCGGGAATACTCAGCACAAGGTTTACAACAAGGCCGATGTGCTGAGTGACCAGGGATACATGGAGACGGAGCTGACGCTGATCAACCCGCCAATGGATTACGAGGTGATGGACGATGGAACTGACTAAAGCTGAATTACTGGAGATCCTGAACGGATCCGGAGTGACGGTCCGCGAGGGAGAGCAGTATCTGGAAGACGGGAAGGCGTTTCCCAAGATCGCTTACTGGGAATATCTCTGGAACGACTCCGAGGCGTCCGGTGATAGCTATGAGACAGTAGTCACCTATCAGGTGTCCTTCGCCTCACGAACTCCAAGGCATCCGAAACTGCTCGCGCTTAAAAATGCGCTGAACAGCCACGGCCTGACTCCGGACATCTACCACGAATACGTCAAGGCCCAGAACGGCCCGGGCTGGTGGCACTCGTATTTTTCCGTGGACATCACGGAGCATCTTGAAAGCGTGGACGGATGAGCTGGCAGGAAGACGGCGGCGTATCGCTCAAAGGCATGGACAGCTTTCTGTCTGACCTGCAGGATTATGCACGAAAAGCCAGTGATGAAAACCTGCAGAAAGTCCTCATGGCCGGAGGTGAGGCGCTTGCCGCAGACGTCCGGAAGCTCCCGAAACCGCGCAGGGCAAGATCAGGCGCCACACACATGCTCGACATGGTGAAGGCCGAATCCAAACCGCCTAAGCGCGTCTATGTCGGATGGTCAGGGAGCGGTTATTACGGCGGCTTTGTCGAATTTGGCACTGCCAAAATGAGGGCGCAGCCGCACTTATGGCCCACCTGGAACCAGAACAAATTGAAATACTATACTCTCATGAAACAGCTTTTATGGAGGTAAAAAATGGCTATTACTGAAAAGAAACCGTCTGTAAAGTACACAGTCGGAGCACAGTATATCTGCTTTAATCTGCCGGATTTCGCAGCCGGCAGCTATGAAACCGATGTAATCAAACTCCCCACTGTTGTGAATATCGAAGTGTCCGACAATGCGGACGCCTATGAATCCTATGCGTCCGGCGATGTGTATGACGCCGACACGATCATCATGTATAAAGACATTTCTGTCGAGCAGATCGTATTCCCTGAGGAAGTCCTGGCGAAGATGAAGGGTGATACCGTGGACGAAGGCGTCCTCCTGTCCGGCGGCATCAAGAACCGCCCCCACTTCGCTTACGGCGTCCCGATCATCAAGAAGGACGGCACAAGACAGCTTCGGTGGTATCCCAAGTGCAAACTGACCGAGAACACCGACAAGACAGCGACCAGCACGGCGACACATGCCGACCAGACGGACACGCTTACCATCAGGGCGTATGGCTTCGACGACAACCTCAACCAGGAGGTCAGCGTGCTGACAAGCGTCAAAGAGAATGAAAGGATCACGGAGGAACTCTTCTTTGCCGCCCCTGTCCTGTCTGTTGCCGCTGCCAAGACGCTCAGGCCTTCCACTACACCGTGATCAAAGCAGGAGGATAAAAGATGGAGCTTAGAGAACTGAAATCGGTTGACGTATGGCAGATGGTGCGGGTGCTGAAGAAATTCGACATCCGCGCCGCTTTTTCTTCATTGGACAAGGACCTGCTCCGGCTGTCGAGCCTTAAGGCCCCGACTATGGTCGACGAGGATGGGAACATTGTCCCTCTTCCTAAAGACCAGTGGACACAGGCACAGACGAAGGCTATGGAAAGAGCCAGGGCTGCGAAAGACGAACTCACATGGCAGATCCTCGGGGTCG